GATGAATAAGCTAGCCCATTTAGTGATCTTAATACTAATTGGGTTTTAATTATAAAACCATGTGGTATATAAAGGTATTTATCAAAATTCTTAAAATCAAATCTATGTTCTACTGGATATTCATTAGGTACATTCATATCAAGTTGCCCCTTGCCTATTGGTGATACTTCTATTGTATCTGAACTGCCGAAGAAAAGTTCTCTATAATAGTCTAAGAAATTTCCATATTCATAACTTTGTTGTAGTTTCCATTTAGAAGTATCATCGAACTCACTTAAGGCTTGTCCAACGAATTTATAAACTTCATGGTAAAAAGCATCATCTACTTTTCTAACAAATGAAATTTCCATCCCTAGTTTTTTAACTGACTCTTGTACTTGGGCTACAGCAGTAGTTAAATTATAGTATTCACCTGGTTGTAATGGGTAAGTTGTAGTAATATCAGTAGAGGGGATATTTAATTGTATTTGTTCTAATAAGTTTATTTTTTCTGTAGCTGATACAGCTATAAATTCTGTACCATCCAATGAACTTTTTTCTACAAATTCATCTATGTCTTTATATACTAATTCGCCTGCCATGTTTTTAAGTTTTAAAATCCAGATACTGTATTATCTATGATTGGAACTGTTGTTTCAAAGATAGGTATAATTAACCCATCAAATCTTTGTTCTACAATCAAATAAACAGTTCCATTAGGGATATTTTGATTTGTAGTATATTTTATAACCTTTCTTCTTGAAATGTGGTTCAAATTTGGATCTGAAGTCACTATTGGGTTTATTGGGTCAGTATAATCAAGATAAAAATTATCTTCACTGCCATCTCCCCAAGGTATAGTTATTGTCATATTAAGAGTATTGTTTAATTAGTTTAACTGATTCTTCTTTATCTACTCTAATCAATATAATAAATACCCATAATGGTTCATCTTTCGATTGAGCTAAATCTGAATCACCTGATGGTTTATATACTTGGTTATTTATTATAAATCTGTCTTGTTCTGGGTTAAGTTCAATATATTCATTTACTAAATGGCCTTGTTCACGTAAAGAACTCTTTGATAGGTACATTGCAAAATACATATTGTTTTCTGAACCAGTAGTATTTGGTTGGTTATATGGCCATAGCTTTATATAGTTATAATGTAGTAAACCATTTAATTCTACTTTAACAAAAGTATTAGAGTCCTCACCAAACTCTGGTGGTATATCTTGGTGTTTTAGCCAAATGATTGGTTGTAATCCTATATCATTATTAAAAAAATCATTTAATACCTGTTTATAGTTAGCCCAATCTTTGTCTGTTAAATATGCTTTACCCATTTTCTACTAATTTAAACCAGCAGCTGGATTTGGTCCTTCAAATGGCCGGTCTTTTATATTTTTAACAACTATTGGTAAAATTCTATGTGTCTTTTCTTTACATAGGTTAAGTGGTATATCTAATCTACTAGCCAAGTTACATATATTACTTTTCAATAAATCTAGGTAACCATTGTTTTGAGTATATTTAGCTAAGGTTTTTAACTTTTCTATATTAATTTCAGAATTATCAAACCATTCAACTTCGCTAGGCCCAGTAGTCATTCTTTTTACTACTTTATTACCTTCAGCTTGTACTGATTGGCTGTTTATTGCAAATAAATAATAATTGATATAGTCAACCATATAGTCATAGCAAGCCAATTCTAACACTAATTGATTCTCTAGAGCTTCATAGTATAATTCATCATTATAATTCTCTAATGATATATCATGATTTACTAGAGGTTGTAAAAATAGCTGCCACTTTTCAATATAAATTTGTTTTTTATTGAATGTAAGTTCTGTAACTAAATCAGTTGGCAATTTGGTATCAATCAGGTTGTAAATTGAATCTGGTAAAGTTGTATTAACCTTGTCAGAGATAACAATTACAGTATTCAAAATTATTGGGTCTTCAGTTTGGTATTTGGCAGTTAATTCAACCAAAAAAAAGCCCGGACCCGAATAAGCATGGGTTGGGGCTTTTTCAGTTGATTTTTCGCCATCACCAAAAGACCAGGACCAGGTAGTCCCACTGGGGGCTGTTGATATGTTGTTGAATAGTACCGAGTTTCCAGTTTTCTTTGTGGTAAAAGCTATTTTCATATTTTTTAAAAAAGTTTATTTGTTTTCTTCTTCAACTATAATGTCGAAAGCTGCAACAATTTCATCAATAACCTCTTCATCAGTGGCATCTTCAGGTACTGTTAAACCTAATTTAATTGTTGAAAGATCTTTCAATATATTTATTGAGAATTGTTCTTTAAAATTATCCATGATGTTATCAACATCAGAATCATCATAAACTTTACGAGCTTTGATAAACTCTTCATCCAAATTAATTTTTGGAGAGTTTATTGTATCATCAATTTCTTTAAAAGATTTTTCAATAAGAACTTGACCATTGGTCACGGCATACTTAAATCTTTTACTAGCTAACATAGCTGGTGTTACCTCTAACATACGTCCAGGTAATAATTTTAATCCAGATGTTGGGTCATAGAAGTATGATGAAACAGGATTTAACTTTACATAGCTTACTTCTACTTGAGTAGAAGAAGGTTGGGTTATTTCTGGCCCAACCTTCTTATTTTTATCTTTACCCATGATTATTCTAAGTTCACACTTTTAAATGAATCAAGGTCAAAATAACTTGGGAATGAAGTGAATGCAACGGTTTTATCCATTAAGATAGAAGCATCCATAAACATCTTAGAAAAACCAGTGGTTAGGGAAGCATACATAGCTGATGTTTGGTTAGAAACGATTCTTTCAGATTCTAACATTAGGTTTTGTGCAGTTAATTTAATCATTGCTGATGTTGGGTCAACAAATAAGATTGAATCTTCATCTACTCCACCATGGATGTATAAATCAGAAGAACTTGGGATTTGTGTTTTCAAGTTTAATCTGGCTAAAGTTGTACCTGATTCTCTTTTCTTGAATTCATCGAGATCCAATAAATTTAAGGCCATATCTTCACCTGAAACCATAGTTCTGAAGTTTCTTCCGAAACGTGAACCACGTATCCAAAGTTTTAACAGATCTTTATATGTAAGCCCTGTACTTGTAGAACCTACACCAATGATACCAGAAGCTTCTGAACCATCGGCTTTATTACCATTAACTAAACAGTCAATTGCTAGGTTATCCATAGCAAAACCAAGTTGAATACCGAAGTCACGGAAATAGATACCTAATACATCTAAAGCTACATAATTTTTAACTTCATCGGAGATTTTAATCCCTTTACCAATTTTGTAAATTTTTACAGTCTTTTGACCATAACTGATTTGTCCCAATGGGATTGTTTCAGCTTCATTTACTTTGGCTGGAGCAGCATCAGATGGGTTAACATATGGCATAGTGATTGATAACCCATTTACTGATTGGTCACCAGCAATTAAGGTTGGGTAGAATGGAGCATCTTTAATACCCAATTGGATGGCATCTCTGATTATTTCAGGGATAATCCATCTGTAATCAGTATCGGGCATTGATAAGATATTTTGCATTGTTGATACTTTGGAATTGAATCCCAATTTTTTGATATACTCATCTTGAGTTAAACCATATTTTTCTGTTAAGAATTCAGCTAAGCTGATTTCTACAGTTGGTTTATTTGGACCACCAGCTCTTACTGTGTCTAAACCTCTAATAATACCTGGAAGGTCTTTAGCAAACTCTTTGGATTCTAATTTAAGAGATGCTTCTCTTAATTCTTCTTTTGTTTTTTCTGTTGACATCTTTTATAATGTTTTTTTATTTATAATCTTGTTAACTTTTATCTTACTAAAATTGGGATTACCTGTCCGGCGGCAGTAGCTTTTTCCAAAAGAATAAAATCTGATTTGGTTGCTGTTGTGATTGCATCGGCCCCATTGGCTAAAGAAGCTGGTGAAGCTACGGCTGTCACAGTTGTGCTGTTAGTAGCAGAACCATTTAATGTAGCTCTAATACTGGTGTTAGCAGCTAATAGTGCAATAAGATCACCAACGGTTTTTGCTGTAGACAATAATGTAATTGCAATATTGTTATTAGTTTTTACTGCAGTTGCTTCTCCGGTACCATCAACGGCTACTGTATAGGTTAGACTGTTTCCAGCAGCCCCAGCTACAATGGCTTCAATTTTATATTTATCAGTTTGAATACTTGCAGCTTTTACAGCTGGGGTGGTTTCACCTGATTGGGAGTAAGATATGTAATTGGTTTTACCAGTGTATGGTTCACCTGGTGTTACATATCCCGCATTTAATGTAGCAGCAGCAATTCCCATAATAATTGCATACCCTTGTACCATTACAGTAACTTCACCATAAGTATTTGCTAATGCAGCAGCGATACCCAAATAGGTACCAGTACCTTTCCATTGGAAAATCTTCCCATCGGCATTTAAACCAACTGGAAAACCAGGTAAAATAGATTCACCAGCAGCTACTTCGAAAGCTTGGTGTAGTTTATAACTTTCACTTTTGTAAATTGGGACTTTTGGTGTGGCTGTCCCTGATTTAATTAAACTCATTCTTCTTAAATGTATTAAAGGTTAATAATATTGTTAAAACTTTTGATTTACGATTCCTTCAATAATATCGCTATTACTTGAAATAACTGGTTTCTCTCCTTCTTCTACTGAAGATACTCTTGATACTTTAGTAGAATGGCAGTCTTGACATTTTAGAGGGAATAGTTTTTCTAGTTGATTATCATAAGACTCTTTCAATGATACAAGAGTGGCTAAACCAGTACTTTCATTATTAATAAGAGCAATGATATTACTATCAATAGTACCACTGCCTACTAATTTTTTGTAAGATTCTTCAGTGGCAGATCTTACTGAAGATAAATGTTGTTTACCAACTTCGATGAAATTTGCAATTTCCGGTTTTTGTAAATCCTTAAGAGAATTATAATTTCCTTCTAATTCTGTTAAAGAGGTTTTGTTCAAGTTGATTTTCTCAACAAGTTTTTGAATACCTTGTGTGATTGACTCTGGGTCTTCCTCTTTCATACTTAGTGATTCCACTTGAAAACCAAGGGCTAAGATTAGAGGTGTTAATAATTCAATTAATTTCATGTTGTTTTTATTTTGGTTATTTAAAGTTTCATTAATAATACCAGTGGTATTGTGTTTAGAATCATCTTCACTAAGACTTAATATAGCTTCTTCAACTGGTAGTTTACTCCAATTTTTAAAATCAATATATGATACCCGGTCTTTGATTTCATTTATATCAATTTCATTTTTTTCACTATTACGTTGTATACCTTGATAACGTCTATTAGCATGAATAGCGTTATTTAGTTTACCATTCTTAATTAATTGTGCAAATGGGTCAGCCCCATGTGGTACTAGTGATGTTTCTAAATAGGCTTCTATTCCTGTAGCTATTCTTCTAATCAAAGTACCATCAGCATGAATAGTTCCCATTCTATCATAAAATTCATAAATATTATCAAAACTATGTGATGGTTTCCATGAAAATACAACTGTTACTGAATTAGAGTGAACTGATGGTGGGTCCATTAGAATACCTCTGGCAATCTTTGGGTTACTTTTTGCATCAATCCTAAGTACTGCATTAATACCAGCTGGTATAGTTACACCATCCTGTACCTTAGCATCTTCCCAAAATACTGATTTAACTGAACCAATTTCATTACCAACTTCATCATCATGATTTGGGTATACAGTTTGACCTATTAATAACTTCATTGAAGCTTTCAATATATCAGCTGGGAATTCTGTTGGGTTAGAATTTTTAGCTACTATACAATTTGTAAGCATTCTAAAAACTGGCTCAATATAATCACCATCTTTTGGAACTAAATCCTCAGCTTTTAGATCTGGGTAGAATCTATTGAAATCATTTGAACCACCAAATAGTCCAAAACTTTCAATGTCATTTTTCTTAATTTCTCTAGCAACTACATATTCTGCTAGTTGATCTATTTGTGTAGATTCTGGTTTATGTGGTAATATTACACTATGGCCAGCACCTAAGATCATTGTATCAATAAATCTCATAATTAAACAGGTTTTGTTTTTTGGTCTTTACGTTTTGGGTTAATTTTCTTTTTATCTCTACCAGTACGTTCTGAAGTGTCCTGGTCTTTTTTTCTTTGTTGTTTTTTAGCGGCATCTTCTAATACATCACCAACTGGAATTCTTGGTTCTGGACTATCTGGTTTCTCTTTACCAAATAGAATAGCTACATCTTGTTGACTATATATACCTTGGTTATACAATGCAACTGCTACCCTGGCTTTAATCTCTAAACCTTGTTGAACTTTTAATTCATCTGCTACTGTAGAAGCATGAAAATCTATAGATATTCCTTTATTATTAAAACCGGCTAATCTTAACTCTAGAGTATAAATTTTGGTTAAAATATGTGCAACCATTATCTGTATAATCCTAAGTTGTGAAATCAATTTACTTAACATTATACCAGCTCCACCTTCAGTGTTGGCTGAAGTTACACCAATGATATTTGAACTAACACCTAAACCATTAGCTACTGATTGCTGATTCATTGCCCAAGGTACATTAATATCACCAACACCTTTGTTTGTGGCATTTAGTTTAAATTCATGGTCATCCATAAAACCAACTACTAAACCATCTCTTACACCATCTCTTAATCTATATTTGGTTTCTAATAAATAGTTTTCTAATCTTTGTTTATATGCTGCATCACTTTCACTCCCTTTCTGGGCTGGTTTAGCTACTGTAGCCTCTAAGAAACCTACTAAACCAGCTGTTTCCATTATATTTTTGAAATTTTCTTTCATAACATATTGACCATCTAATGGGTCAAGTGATGGCATGAATGGTGGTACACCATAGGGTTCATCTAAATCACTAAACAAAGAACAATAGAAATAGGTATTCTCATTTAGTTTGATTGGGTCTAAATATCCAACAGATTTTTGATATGGGTGATATCCACCTTTTGAATCTCTTTCAAATACTATACTCTCTGGTTTAATAAAAAGTATATTTTCGATAGTTTTCATATCATCACTAATAGCAGCTTCTGTAGATATTGCACCAGCTACCATTGCTTGAACAATCCATTTAGTAATTATACCATCTATTCCATAAGTATATTTACCCCATTCTAGCGATTTATCTTTCAGATGCTTTCTCATTCTACTAGCTTCTTCTGCAGTGTTATATAAGAAATTAATCTCATGACCACAATTGGCTAGTTTAAACATATCTTGTAAAGTAATACCAATATCTGGGTTTACTTTATATAAATCCCTAAGTAATGGTATAATCTCTACTTTGTAATTTGGGTTTACAAATTTTCTTGTAAGGTTCAATGAGGTAAAGTTACCAAAAGTTGAATCATCAGGTTTAGATACTCTACCTGGTGGTGGAGTAGTTACATCATTTTTTCGGGTTGATTCAACAAATTCATTTTGAATTTGTTGATCTTTCTCTTCTTGATTAACAATGGGACTTGGTGATGTACCAAGTTTTAATCTACCATTAAATAATTCTATATACATATTTTAAAAATTTTATACCGGTTGAGTGGTTATATTTGGTTTAGAAGTTTTACGTACCTGATTATAAATAGCTTTACCAAAAATGGAGTCATCCGAATAGGTTTGACCTTCTAAATCTAAATCAACTGAGGAATTTGTTTGTCGTCTTTTACCCATAGCTATTGGCCTACCAGTACTATCATATATGAATGTGTAGGCTTCATTTACGAAGAATGGGTCTTTAATAATCATTTCACCTTCCCTGATATCTTTTTCTAAACCTTCAATTATTAAAGATCTATTTTTACTGGTTGTTAACCAGCCAGGTATTAACTCTTCTTCTGGGTAAGCATTACGCTTTTTCTTCAATAATTTTTTAGAATAATATAAGTTTGGATAACCTTCATCCTGTAAAGCAGTTGTTACTGTTAAACCAATGTCATTAGTCTCTGGGGCTATCAAAGCATAATTATATGCTTCACCTAAATCACCCATTATTCTAGTATATTTATTCAATGGTACTCTACCTTTAAATACTGCAGCTTCTTCCCCAAATTCATCACCAAGGGTAAAAGCTGAGTAGTCATCTGACCTACCAGTAGAACAGTCAGCACCAATTATATACCTTTTATCTTGTGGTTCTTCAAATATAAGAAGTTTACCATTCATCCTTTTCTTTATAGGTTGATAATCAGATAAAGTATCTTCAATAGCTTTTATGTCAGCCAAATCAAATACTGTATTACCTGATGATAGGAAGTCACCATCAATCTCTTGGGCTGTCCTTCTTGGCCCTAGCGCTGAAGCCATGGTTTTATACCATTCTTCATCTCTTTCTGGGTGCATTTGCCAATATAAACGAATTGGATTTAATGGATTTTCACCCATTACAGCATCTACCCAAGTTGAGTGATAGAAATTCCCTACACCGTAGGGTGTATTTTTATTTATAAAGTTAAATTCTTCACCTTTACCTTTGTAGTTGTATGTTATATAACTATGGTGATCTTCTACGGTTATATCATAAATGTTGGCTTCAAACTTTTTAACAACCTCCAATTTTGATAGTTGTACTTGATTACCTCTAGTACCATTAATAATCTTAGATACATAAGACCTAGCACTCTTTAAACTCATTTTATCAAAAACTTTTTTTGATTTGATAAACTTTGTAATACCTAATCTCTTTATTTCTCCAGAGGTTATTCCATCTTTAATGGTAGCTATAGAATCTAAATCACTAAAACCTTTTCCTATTCTAGTTCCTAATTTAAGACCATAAGAATACAAATTTGCTCTTTTAGCATTCTCTTTTCTTGATATAACCTGTAAATTGGTTATCCAATTATGTGATGGTACACAATCTATATGATCTATTACTTGATCTTTTCCAACTTTTTGATTAGAAAAATGTGATAATACCAATTCAGCTACCCTAACCTTTTTGGTAGTTTTACCATCATGTAGAGTTATCCTAATATATCCATCTTTATTTGGTTTTAGGTTCTTCTTAAACCATTTATTGCCCCTTAAGAATTTAATCTCACCCCTATTAGATACCTGGTAATTATCATACCCATTTATAAATTTCCACTCTTCTTTCTTAGGCCATTTAATCTTTGGTGGTGATTGTATTTCTGAGATACCTGTTTTATAAACTATAATACTCTCATGGTTTTCTATAATATCCCTTACAGACATCCAACCTTTAAGTGTGTACAGTTTATGATCTGGAGTACATTTTAAAGTAGTACCAAATTGGTTTCTTACCTTCCATGTTTCTAATTTACCCTTATTCACAGAAGCAATGATTCTTTTCCAATAACCCTCATGTGTCAAAACTTTGAGATTACTTACTAATGATAAATCCACAGCCCCAAATTGTTTAGGACAAATATCTTTTACCCTTAATAAACCTTTATCAGTAATGATTTTAGTACTACCAGTAATACATGAGTTTACAATAGCACTACCACCAGTTGATAACGTTGGGAAAGAAGAAGCC